CTATTAATATAATTATAAACTCGTCCAATATCTTTATTAATACCGAACAGTTCACCTTTAATGTAAGAATTACTTTCTTTCAAGTCCACGATTGAAACTAGTGTCCAAGTAGATAGTCCTAATAAAATCGTTCCTAAAATTCCAGCGATATATTTAAAATCTATTTTCATTACATTAAACTCTTTAAAAATTCCATACCACCAGAATTGATTAATGCAAATCCAGCTAATAGTCCTATGATAATATATTTAATTCTATTCTGTATGTCTTTGATCTCGTCATAAATAAACCTTAATTGGTTTTCATTATTACGCAATTTATGTAGAACTTGCGATTCTAGGTTATCAATCTTTTCTTTTATAACTTCATCACTCATGTATAATCCTTTTCATCTCTTACCACACAATTACTAAAATCATCTTTGTTTGGCATTAAGTGTTTATTGAAATCTCTAGTATCAACTTTTTTAACGTAAACAACTCGCCATAGCTTATTTTCAAGTCTAGCAATAATAGGTAGTAGCTTTTTACACAACCACCTTTTCATTAGATGCCTTTTAATTTAGGATTAATGATATTGTCTTTTGCTCTTGGACGTGATTGTCTTTGTTTAGCTGAATATGAATTATGTTTAGTGAACAAGCATTGTTTTAGCTGTTCAGCTAAGTATTTTTTAAAGTCTTTTGAATCCAATTTGGCACTCCTTGTTTGTGTTAGTGCCTTCTCTTATTACTTCTTAAAAAAATCTTCTATATTTTTCCAATAGTCTTTGTAAAACTCTTTAACATCAGCTTGATAATCTTCAAACCATTTTTTGTAAAAGGCTTTCATAGATTTGTAATCGTACATCATAATTTATTCTCCTGATTGTTATATAGTGCAACGCACAACGAATTACAATAGTTTATTTCCTTTAGACCTGTTTTCTTTAATAGGTAAGTATTGCAAATTAGTTTCTATATGTAAGCCACTAACTATTTTACCTTGTAATGGTATGATATGATCTACTTCATGTCCTATTGGACAATTCTTATAGATTTCTTTTATTTTATTTAAGTCTGCGAATTTGGGTATGGCTTGTAATTCTCTTGCTCTACGTTTAGCTTTATATGCTTTTCTTTTACCTTTATTTCTTTTTTCCCAATCTTTAATTCTTTGATAACAAAGTTCTTTATTTCGTTCTCTATATTCTTTTGCTGTTTGTTTTAGTTTATCTCTATTATTATCTCTATATTCTGCTGTTCTTTTTTTATATTGTTCAGCATCTCTAATTCTTTGCAGTTTAACTCTTAAAGCTATTTTTTCTTTATTAGCTTCTCTGTATTTTTTATCTTTTAATCTTATTTTTTCTTTGTTTTTTTCTCTATATATTTTTCCATATTCTTTTCTTTTATCTGATCTTTTTGCAATATCTCTTATATATTTAACTTTTTTAGAACATTCTATTGAACATGAATGAGCATCTGATCTTCTATTTATTATTTGATTATTGCAAGAAGGATTAGCACAAATCCTATCGTGCCGTTGCACAAACATTATTGCTTCCTACGATTGGGTTCTCCGCAAATGCCATGTAGATGTATGTTCCGCCTGAGCCATTAGTATTTCCACCTGTATTTTTTTGTTTAAATCCATTTGATAAAAAATCTAAAACATCTCCAGTAGCTTCTGCATTAGAAGAATTTGGATAAAGAAATTTATCTACAAGATTATATGTGTTTCTTTTATTATCTACCATTATCCAAAAATTTCCTGAAGTGTCTGTTTTTTTAATGATAACAAAAGCTGGTTTAAACCCAGTATAAACAAACGTACCATCTGTGCTTCCATTACCTGTGTAAGAACCAAACTTGCTAAATCCTTTTTTCTCTGCGAAGCAGTAGGCGATTCCTTGATTTCCATTAGGTACTACTGTAGTTCCATTAGTAAATGTAGTAGAAGAAAATGAGGCTAAACCAGAATCAGATTTTGCATCAGTTGTATTTAATTTTAAAAAATCTAAGCTTCCATCAATAACTGTAGTGTAAAAAATCCAATCATTTACTGAATCTCTATCTTTTATTATAACAATTTTGGGTGCAACACCAACACCAAGACCATGTCCCACACTCCCATTTACAGCAGTCCCAGTATAACTTACAATACTAAATCCACTTGTTGTATTAGCTGAAACCTGTGATGTAATTGTTCCGTCTGTGTTTGATGATGCTGTGCCACCAGCTAGCCAGTTCCATGATGCGTAATTATAAGATGAATTATTCCAACCATTATCGCTACCGCCTAAAGTAAATCCATCAGAATCAAAACTAGCAAAATTTGTACCAGTTGCACTTTCTACTAATGTTTGATTTGAACTTAAATAATAATCTGCACCTGACACAGAGTTCATTAATCTATGATGGTCTGCTAAATTTCTAGGTTTTAACCAAACTAAATCTGGTTGAAATCCAGTTGTAATAGCATTTGTAGTATTATTACCTGTATAAAGAACTGTATTAAAATAATCTGTGGGACGATTGATTTGAGCCATTATGCTAGTTTCCTATTCCAATATTCTTTTGTTAGCTTATCTACTTCATTTATATATTCTTTAGTAAAGTATGGTCTATATCTACCAAGTTTATATCCATTCTCCAAATAGTTTTTAATATTTTCTAAATTAATTCTTCTAGTCTTAGTTCCTTTATGAACTACAACTCTATGTTTTCCACCATCTTTAAAATTAACTTTTTTGTCTTTTAAATATGCAAACTTAATATGTTGTAAACTCATTTTTAATTTTGTTTCTATTGGTATTTTTCTTCCTAGCTTTTTCTTTCTTAAATTTTCTATATGTTCATCACTAAACTTTAATTCTGATCTTAATTGTTTTGCAATCCTAGAATTGATTTTATAATCTCTACCATCTTTTTTATAATAACTCATAGCTTTGAAAGCATACAACATACTTCTTCTTGCTAATCCTTTAGTAAACTTACATAACAACATGTGTACGATAAAATGTTCTTTGGCAGTTAATTCAACTAAATTATCTTTGTTATCAGAACCGCCTAAACTTCTTGGTAAAATATGATGTTTTTCTGAATAACCAGATAGTTTTCTATTAAATGCTTTTTTTATTATAGAGTCATGCCAAGATTTATATTTATTATCTATAAACATTAACTGTACTCCTCTGCATTAATTGATTTAGTCATAAGCAAACTCATTTAAGTTTTTTGTACAAAGTGCATAATATCCTGTCGGTGGAATATATTCAAATATTCCTAAACCATTTTCATCTGCGTTTCCTGAAGTTACAGCAGTTGTCCCAAAGTAACCATTACCAAAGTTCCATTCTGATACATATGTATTACCACCTGATAAAGAAGGACAACCAAAGAAATAATCTCCACCAGCAGGTAAAGCTGGTGCGGTAAGAGTACCTTCAAGATTTCCATTTTTATAAAAAGATATTCCTCTGTTTGAAGCATCATAAGCCATTCCTATAATATCATTTGTTGTATAACTTGAAAAAGTATCAGTTTGTGAACCACCAACATAAATAGCACCATCACCTCTATAAAGAACTCTGTAAGTAAAATTTTGTGAATTTATATTTGATATACCTATGTGATATTGTGCACCACCAGTAACCGAAATCATTTTTGCTTCACAATACCATTTTCCACCTGTTGATATGGATAACGTTGATGTACTCCATTCACCATCAGTTGTAGTTGTTGTGTATTTTAAATTTCCGTTAGAAAAAGTTCCATATCCACTAATACCATTCAATGTAGCAAAAACATTACTAGGCGTATCAATCGTCTGTGTCATTGTACCATTCACTGTAAAGTTATTTGCATTACCAGAACTGTCTGTCCCAAAAGAGCCAGAGTTTTCAAACTTTAAGAAGAAACCATTTGTACCATAAGTAACACTAGGTGCAGTTTTAGGTTTCCATATTCCAGTTGTTGCATCTGTTTCACCGAAAGTATCTGCGTCATAAGCTGTGCCGTCTATGAAGTGGAAATGAGCCATTGAGCCGTCAAAATATCCAGCACTATTTCCATCTTGTCCTATTTGTAAATTTATAGAACTTTCATTTAATTTTACATCTAAATTTTGTGAAGGATAAGTTTCTATTTCAAAAGATGTTTCTTGCACTCCATTAATGTATAGTTTAATTCTATTTGAAGCTGTTGCTTGTGAAGTATCAAATTCAAAGACAATATGATACCAAGCATTAACATCTCTAAATACTCTATTGGTTCTTAACTGTGCTGTTGTACTACTAGAGTTTACTTGAAAATACTCTAGATTATCAGCAATTCTAAATTGTATTTTAGCTCTATTATTAGAATCTGCATAATTGGCTATTGGTACATGTGTATCAGTGCTTATAACTCCTCTTTTCGTCCAAAAAGAAATTGTGCATTTATCAGCATTGGTTGATGTTCCATGTGTTCTTGATAAATAAGTTGATGCCATTAGCAAAACTCCTTCGGTGTTTTGAAAATTTTAATCATTAGTTAAACTGACCCCCATTGTTAATTCCTGTTGTTACTGTAATAGAGAACGCTCTATCTGTAGTTTGTGATTCTGCATCTGTCAATCTAAGTGTAAAGTTATAAGTTGTTTCCGCAGTTGGTTCTGGTGCTGTACCTGTGATTGCACCTGTAGAACTATTTAAAGATAAATTCATTGTAGAGTTTGGTGTATCAGTATTAGATGTTAATACACTTGTAGTTTCTGAATATGCAACTGTACTATCTGATGTTCCAGCTACTGATAATGATACACTACTTCCTGCTGCAATACTACCAAGTGAACCTGCTGGTGTAGTCCAAGTTGGTGCATCTGAAACTGTAAGTAAAGCAGTTGATGATCTAACAGCACCGCCATCTGGGTTTTCTATTCTTATAAAATAAGTTCCGTCAGTTGGTAAAGTTACATTGATTGTTAATTGAGTAGCTGAATCTCTAGTAATTGAATTAGGAAATGTAATTGCACCGGTTGTAGAGATAATCTCAACATTTGGAGTAATCACATAATTCGTTCCAGTAATAACAACATTAGAAGCTGTGTTATCTATTGTATCAGGTGAGATAGATGTAATTGTTGGTAAAATGGCTTCTGTTCCAACAAGTGTAACTGTGTCATTAGTTTGGTCAAATGTTCCAATGTTAATCCAAGCGTCATTATCTGCGTTTCTTAATTTAAGAATGTTTGAACTTGTATCATACCACCATTGATATGCGTATGTTGTAGATGGTTCTGTTGCACCCGAGTTATTAGAAGCAATAGCAGATAAACTATTATTATGATCTGTTCTATAACTTGGAAATGTTTGGTTATCTATTGTATAGTCGTGCTGTGCCATTAATATCCCTTCGCTATCATATCAAAAGTTCTTGATACTGCTGTATCACTTGAATTTTTAAATGTAACATCAAATCCATTTATTGTTTTATTTTCTACTACAAAGTAATCACCAGTTTGCATATTTTCACCAGTTATACCTACTGCATAAGTATTCGTTTTGAATGGATTTGTAAAGGTTACAGTTTTTGTACCAGCACCAGATACAATGTCATTTTCAGATTGTATTCTATCTTCCATATCCACAGAAACACTTAATTGACTAATAACAGGTGTAGTCAGTTGATCTCTTGATATAAAATATGCTCTAAATTTAAAATATCTAGCAGTGTAATCCCCAATCACAAAGTTTTTAAATGCTGTATAAGTTGTTCCATCATTAGATAAAGCAATCTCTAAATGTGCATTTGAGTTAGATGCCGCATTTCCGTCAAACGAACCAGAAGCAGAGTCAAACAATCCCGTTTTTGAATCAAATAAATCTGTAGGATCTTCTGCAAACTGTGTAATAGAAGCTGTAACTCTAGCTGTATGTACCGCACCAATATCAATAGGTGATGCAAATTCATAAGTTCCGTCTTGTGTTAAATCTGTAAGTCTTATTTGATCTGAAGCTAATGTTAAGTTGGTTTTAGTTCCTGAAAATGTAGGGTGTTCTGATTGTGTAGCAACACTATTAAAGTTTCCTATTGATGCAATATTAGTTGCGATATTAGTTGCGTTAATTGAGTAGTTACCAAGTTTATCAATCGCTTTGATTAAATATGTACCTGTTCTAGCTGGAACGGATATTGATGTCGCTGGTCTTGATACTTTTTCAATTAATGAAACTGAGTTATTCCATTCTGCACCTTCTGTTAATGTACTAAACCTAATTTGATAATGTGATAAATCTACATCAGGTATTTGCTCCCAATTCAAGTGAGCCTCTGAACCTATAATATTACAACTAAAATCTGTTACATCACTTGGTGGTTCAGTTGATCCAATAATAACTCTTTGACCAGATACATAAGTTGAACTAACACCTAAAGTATTTACAGCTTTAACTCTTACATCATAAGTTGCCTGTTCTTTAACATTTAATACTCTGTGATTTAATAAACTTCCTTGTGCGTAAATAATGTAATTAGAATCTGTGCTTAATTTATATTCTACTTGATAATAATCTACAAAAGCATCTGCACTAGCACCTATGGTAATATCTAAAGCTATCAAAGGTGTTTGGTTATATTCAATTAAAGTATCTCCAACAGTTAATGTTGGTGCTTGAACAGTATTAGGATTGGGTAATGTAGTATCAGCGATTGTTGGTGCTTCTGCTTTAGATGTCCAAGAATAAAAGTTATCTTGATGTTCTGTAAGTTGTAAAGTTACAGTTAAGTCTGCATTAATATTAACTCCAATTACTCTAAATGGTTTTGCAGAAAAAGATGCTGTTTGATAAGTAATGTTTACAATATCTCCCACAGTTACATCTAAGAACTCAGATGTTACAGTTACTTCAATCGCTAAAGCATTTCTTGATCTTCTTAAAATAATCTCACATAATTCTTCAGCTTGATATGGACTTGTTACACATGGAAAATCAAAATTACCTAAAAGTTCTGTATCATTATCAGCAGCTTTCATAGTCGCAAACTGATCTGCACTTGGTAAACCAGAATCATCTGCCGGTGGGAATGATACTGTATCTTCTTGCCATTCTTTATCAGGATTAACAAATGTTCCTATAACCCTGTTATATTTGTTGTTCTTTGTTTCTCCATTAACTTTAATTCCACCAATCACATTATCTGCTGTAATGGTATAAGTTGCTGTTCCTGTATCTTCTATTTTTAGAATGTATGTTCCATTGTTGTAAGTAAATATTCCACGCATTGGATTGATAAGTTTTTTGACATTATCAATTAGTTTTTGTGAAGTATCTATAACTGCGTGTGTTTCAAATAGGTTAATATCTGATCCGCCAGAATAAGGTGTTACTTGTGTTTCGCAATCATCTGCTGCATCTTGGAATGATTGAAAGTTAGATTCAAAAGCTGAATCAGGTAAACCTTTTCCATACCTGTTATTTCTTAAATAGTCTAGCAAACATAAAGCTGGATTAGATGAAAATGCAGTTGTTGTTGTTCTTGGATCATAAACTTTTTTACCTTTAACAACGACTTTAATATCAGGAAGTGAACCAAAGATATCTTGATTCCACTTAAATCTAAAAGCTAGATAAGCAACTCCTCTTAATCTATGATTAGAACCCCAATTACTAGATGTAGATAAAATATCTGATGTTGTTTGTCCGTCCTTACCTAAGAATGATTCTACTTGAATATATGATGTACCATCTTTGTAAAAATTAGAATCTGAACTATCTACTTCTACTGTTGCATGATGTGCTAATGCACCAGCCCATGTAACTTTCTTATCGTCAATATAAATCTCCTCAATAGAGTTTATTTCACCTTCTCCTAATACTGCTGCAACATATAAATATTCATTGTCTGTTCCTGATGATTCTACAAATACTCTAGTTATACCAACTTTTCTTTCTCCATAGATAACTGGTAATTGTGCATTGTTAGATGATTTGTTTAATAGAACACCTTGTGCTGCTTCTGATTCTGCAAAATCAAATTCAGGTAAATCAGGTTTTGGTCTAACCCAAGAAATAGCTTTGGTAACAACAGCACCAATAACAATACCACCAATAATCTTAGCAGCAGTTGTTTTAAATACTGCACTTGCAATTACACTGCCTATTATACTACCCATCTAACCAACTACTCCTTGTATGAATTTTAACTATGTTTCTTATTTTAGAATCATTATCTACTCTTAACCAATTAATAGGTTTTCCAGCACCGTAGATTTCTGCAAAATATCTTTTAGTCCATTTCATCATTTCTTTTAAATTTGATTTGCAAACTGTTTCTATATGCCAAATATTATTACCGCATAACCATTCATTCTCATTTAAGTAACCTTCTTTCTTAAATCTTTTTGCTACATCATCAGATAAAAAAGCCCAATTTGTAAATCCAACTAACTCTCCATTAATAATATGTTTCTTACATTGTTTTAATTTTATACTTGGCATTAAATATAATCTTAACTCTGCATCTGATATTCTGTCATACTTAGGATAACGTCTATAAAGATTAACTATATCTTGCATTATGATCTACCCCATTTAATTTGTTGAACAGATTTTGATGAATAATCAAACCCTACATCACCAGCAAAAAATAATTGTTGTGAATTAGTATTAGTCTTACGACCTTTTTCTTTTTCAAAGTCTGACCAATGAGATGCGATAGACACAGATACCTGAGAATTGGTAGCATCTTCTTCAATAGCAAAAGATTCTATACGTCCTTTAAATAATAAAAACGGATCAGCAATTAAAGTCTGTGATGAATCTAAAAAACCTTTATAGATTTCTGCCTCTTTATCCATGTAATCGTTATTAAGTAATAGAGATATGATGGTTTGATCTGCACCCGTAAAAGCAACTGTAATTGAATCTACAGCAACTTCATTATTTTCTCCAACATCAGATACACCTAATAATAATGATGATGCTGTGTAAGTGTTTCCATCATAGCTAATATCTTTGTAATGATCTGTAAATCTTTGCCCAACACCTATGTTTAAATAAACTAATGTAACTGGATTGATCTTATTACCAGCTAGTTGTGATTTAACTAAACTCGTTAAACTTCTAGCCATTATAATACCTCAACTACATCTAACTCGTATGCGTATAATTCAGTTGTGCCAATATTAAATTCTTGAATATCGTTAGTTAAAGATACTGTAAAAGGAACATCATCATAAACAATATCTGTTCCACTCACTGCTGTTCTTAATGGTGGTTCTATTGTTAGACTTCCAGTAGATATATCTGAATTGTCTGCAACGACCATATAAACCTTAGAATGATTAGCAAACTTAATATAATCTCCAGCTAATAATGTGCCTGTTCCTGTTCCACCTAAAGTTATTGATGTATCTCCAGCACTAGCAGTTCCAGTAGGTGTTCCACTAGCTGTACCTCTAGCATCTGATTCTGTTGCCGGTGGGATAACTGTAAATGATTCTAATTGTGATCTTTGTTTCATAATAAATGCTTTGATCGGTGCAAACTCTGATCTTGTCATTGGTGGGTATGATAATGTCCCAGTAGGTGTTCCACCAGCCGTACCTCTAGCATCTGATTCTGTAGATGGTGGTATAACTGTAAATGATTCTAATTGTGATCTTTGTTTCATAATAAATGCTTTGATCGGTGCAAACTCTGATCTAGTCATTGGCGGGTAAGTTAATGTCATAGCAAACTTTTGTCCGTCTATTTGTCTAGCTTGTTTTCTTCCAGATGAAGTAACAGATATAATAGTATTTTGTTGTGATATAATACTAGCTGATCTTGCAACAGGTGTTGTAGGTAATTGTCCACTCATATTATACTAATGCTTTTCTTCCTTGTTGGTTTAATGCTTGGTTAATTAGATTCGTAATCGTTGATCTATTTTCTATTAGCAATTCTCTTACTCCTCTAACATCAACAGCATTTACATTAAAAGTAATGTTCGCACCACCCATCATTCCTAAATCTTCATTCTTAATAACTCGTCCACTTGTTTCAGGAATTATCATTTCCCTACCTCTCTCGCCAACCATCATAGGTTGACCAGCTTTAAATGTACCACCTTCTGCAAATGGTGAAATAACAGTAGTATCAATTCCAGTAGATGTTGTTGTACCCATTATCTTACCAATGAAACCTGTGATACCACTTGCTCTTGATAAAATTGACATGGTTTTCATTAAAGTTAATTGTTTTGATAATTCTGCTGTCTTAGCTTTATCTAAAATTAAGTTTGCTATTTTAATTAATCTTTCCTCAATAAGTTTAGCAATTACATTAACTAATATTCTTTGTGCTATATTTTTAAATACATCTGATAATTTTTTGCCAAGAACAATAGATTCTGCAATACCTTTTGATATTGATTTAATGCCAGTTAAAACACCTTTAGCTATGGTTTCGTTAATAGACTTAAATTGTTTATTTGCTTGTTCTAAAAATTCTTCACTTATTTTCTTTAATGATAATTCAATTCCTACAAAAGTATCTTTCTGTTTTTTTGCACCCTCAGCACCTTCTTCAATTAGTTTATTTATTTCTTCTAATTCTTGTATTGCTCTTTGTCTTGTTTCTTCTGCCCTTTTGTAAAAATTTTCTATTCCTTTATAAACTTTACTAAAACTATCATCTGATTTTTCTATTTCTTTAGGTAAATCTTTAAATGGAGTTTTTAATCTATTTGCAGCTTTTGTTAAATCATCAACTGCTTTTCTAGCAGCACCTACTTGTTCATCAGATAATAAACCAAGTGAATCTAATATGTTTGCAATAGTGCCATAAAAATTAGCAAGACCTTGTGTAATTGAACCTATTACTGCTCTGATCTTATCAAAAATAGTAGCTATAAATAATGCAAGTAATTTACCTTTTGCTCCTAATAATAAAAATCCTATAACACCGATTTCTCTTACACCAGAAGGTAACCCACTCAATACATCAAATAATGATTTAATTCCTACAAATACAAACTTAAATACTGGTGCAAGAGCATCTATAATTAATGCACCACCCAACAAAATTCCTTTAGTTGCTTTTATTAATGCGTTACCTGTTTTAACTGCAAATTCTTCTAATTTATCTGCGTTCTCATCTAAAATTTCGTTTACAGTTGCTAATGCTGATTTAATAAATCCAAAGAAGTTTGCTCTATTAGTTGTTAATTGGAACTTAAATATTTTATCTGTTATTTGTGATAATGTTCCATCAAATGTTGTTGCAAGAACTTTAGTTGCATTAGCAAATCTACCATTTTCTCCAAATGCGTTTTCAAATGCTTTTATTGTTTCTTCAACACTTACTGTTGCACCTGATTTAAACCCTAATAATGCCCTTACACCTCTTTCTCTAAAAATTTCTGCACTAGCAATACCTGATGAAAATGATCTTTGTAACTGTTCACCAACAATTCTAAAATCTAATCCTGTAACTGCTGCTACGTTACCTACAATCTTTAAGTTTTTTGATAATTCATTAGCGTCTTTAGATATAACAGCTAAGTTACCTGATGCTTGTGCAATTTCTTGTAATGTAAATGGAACTTTAGATGCAAAATCTACTAATGTATCAAATGCTTTTTGACCTTCTTTAACTGAACCAAATAAAAACTTAAATCTATTTTCTAATGTTTCTACTTCCCGTCCTACATTTAAAAATGATCTAGCAACTAAACCTACACCAATAGCAGCAAACGCAGATTGGAGAGAAAATACTCTAGCACGTAAACGATCTAATGATCCAGTAATACTTCTAAAAGCACGACTAGTTTTATCTACTGCGTCTAATGTTATGCGAAGGCGTTCTTGTGCCACTTTGTAATCTCTCCTTATCTGCCTTCACCTTAAAGTAAGCTATCCAATGTAGAAATTCTTCTTCTGACATAGATAAAACTTCTTCCATACTTTTATGTAATTTTTCACTCAAAGCAAGTATGGAATATAACTCTGAGTCGTACCTTACTTTTTTTCAATATCGTCCAATGGAGTCGTATTAAGAATATCTCCAGCAACTCTAGCTATAACTTCAGGATCAGCACTATTCATTAAGACTTTTTTATCATCTAATTTGAATATCTTGTTTCCTTCAGCATCTTTAGATTTAAGAACAATAGCATCTACCATTACTCCTAAATCACCATCTTTAGCTGATTTGAAAAGATTTCTCTTTTCTGCCATACTCATTGGCGTTGAATATATAATCAGAGGTTTACCTTCCTCGCCCCATTCAGCGACTTCAATTTTCTTGACACCCTGATTTTCAAAATGATCTTTTACTCTATCTATTACACTCATGCGTTAGCCTTCCTTATACAGTTGTTTCTGTTAACGATCCGTTTCCTTGAAACGATATTTCCATTTCTACCATTCCATCAAAAGATGAATTGATAGTTCTACCAGTAACGATAGCTGAACCTGTGTAGTAAGTGTCGCCACTTGCTGCACCTTCAGGATATACGTTAAGAGTAATTTCTGCACCAGCATTTAAGTTACCTTGTGCTGTGTCAGTTTCGTCAAAAAACAATGAAGCTGTACCAGTGAAAGCCTTTAGACCAACTTTATATGATCTATCAGTATCACCCATAGCAGTATCTTCTATTGTTTCAGCAGTAGATTCAAGAGTGAATGATCTTAGTTCTCCAAGAACATCAGTACCAATCTTGATCGTACCTTCTGATCCAGTATGTGTTGCCATAATGGTTCTCCTTTAGTTAGTGTTTATGGTGTACCCGCAGTATATTGGTACATAACTCGTACCACAACTCGGATTCCACCTACAGGAAAGAGTGTACCTTCATCAGTAGATACTTCTACGATTTCAGTTCTCTTTGCATATCCACCTCTCGTCCTATCGGCTTCAAGAGTAGATTCTATGACCTCTATAAGTTGATTTCGTTT